GGACGAAACGATCATTCAGAACGCGCTCATGGGAATGCTCATGGGCATCATCTGCGGGATCATCCCGCTCATCCTCGCGCTCAGGAAGCAGCGTGAGGGCATCGCCATCGCGGCGGTCCTCACCTGCGGTCTCGCCGGTGCGTTCATGGGTCTGCTGCTCGCGGCTCCTGCTGCGGGCATCTTCGCGGCGCTCATCGGAACGATGGAAGCCCCGAAGAAGGACGAGAAGTAGATGGGCCGCTTCCTCATCGGCGCAGCCCTCGCGCTCCTCACTCAAGCCTGTGAGAAGACCTGCAAGTCGGAGTGCGCGGACTACGCCCGACAGCAGCTTCGTGAGATTGGCTTTGAGCCTGTGAAGGCGAACGAGGCCATGTTCAACGCGCAGGTCGAGTTCTGTATGCCCATCTGCGAGCGCCAGCACCAGCGTGCCAAGGCGCTCAAGGCCACCGGCGGCGACCAGCCGCTCTAGGAGATTCCCGATGGAAGAACTGGCAAAAGTCCTTCGAGAGCAGAACAACCTCCTCCAGCGCATCGCGGTCGCGCTGGAAGCGCAGGCGCAGATGCAGGACGACATCTGCGACCTGCTCCATGAGGCCGCAGAGCGCGAGCGCATCCGCGATGGCGAGGTGGCGACCGAGAACGACGCGCCCGACACCGAGGAGGAGTTCGACTCCCGCCTCGTTTGCCACACGACGACGGTCGAGGTCTTCGAGGACGACGTTCAGTACTGACAGCGCCCGCTACTAGGGGCCGAGGGGGCGACCTCTCGGCCTTCTTCCGTTCCCCGCTACCGAGGCACCACCATGCCGACCTACGACCCCGAGGCGCTCGGCGCCCGATGCTCCGAATGTTCCCTCCGCACCATCCGCGTCGGCGGGCCTGTCGGCCCTGAGCGCCACGCGGGCGACATGGCCGATGTCATCTCCGAGACTCCCGGCGAGAAGGAGTGCAACGTCGGACGTCCCCTCGTCGGCCCTGGAGGCATGGAGTTCACCAACACGCTGACGAGCATCGGCGTGCAGCGCACGCAAGTTGCCCTGCACCATGCCATTGCGTGCGCCCCTCCCGAGGGCGACCTCGACAAAGTGATGCTGCGCTGGCAGCGGGCGAACAAGAAGCTCGTCGAGGAGGGCGAGGAGCCGGTGCCGTCGCCCATCGACTGCTGCCGCCCGAGGCTGCTCGCGGACCTGCGACACCCGCACATCATCACCCTCGGCAAGACGGCGCTGCACGCCCTTACTGGCAAGTCCCGCCCTGTCCTCGACATCCGAGGGGGGCCGATGCCCGGATGGTTCGACGCCGTGGGCCGGTTCCACGAAGGCGAGCGGCCCGTCAGCGTCAGCGGGACGAAGCTCAAGGTGATGCCGACGCTGCATCCCGGCCATGTGGTGAAGGCCCGCCGGTGGGCGCGGGCCTTTCAGACCGACCTCGCCCGAGCCTTCCGCTGGTTCCGAGGGCAGTTGAACTGGAGCGACCCTGTCATCGTCCGAGACCCGACGCCGATGCAGCTTGTCGGCTTCCTCTCGCGCAACCTCGGCCAGCCCATCATCTACGATGTCGAGACCACCTTCGATGACCCCACGGTCGCGAAGCTCAAGTGCGTCGGCCTCTCGACGATGACAGAAGCGATGGTCGTCCACCTGCTCTCCATCGAAGGGCCGAATGGGGCGCTCGTCGGGAGCCACTACCGTGCCGACGACGAGGTCGAGATTCGGCGCATCCTGCGGGAGTTCTTCGCGGACCCCGCCATCCTCAAGGTGGGCCACAACGCCGGATACTTCGACCGCATGGTCATCGAGCAGCACTTCGGCGTCACGCCCGCGCCGCTGCTCGACACCATCCTTCTGCACCGCTCGGTCGAGTCGGAGCTTCCACACCGGCTCGCCTACGTCGGCAGCGTCTACACCGACGTTACGTCGTGGAAGGACGCGCACACGGCGAAGGAGGCATCGAGCGACGAAGAACTGGGCGTCTACTGCGCCATCGACTGCTGCGTGACGGCGCGTGTTCTCCCGCCGCTGGCCGAGGCCGCGAAGCTGCGGGGCCAGGAGCAGGTGGTCGAGCGCGACCATCGCGTGCAGGAGGTCTGCGTCGGAATGCATCAGACAGGGATGCTCATCGACGGGCAGCGCGTGCAGGAGGAGACCCGCCGCGTCATGGAGGAAATGAACCTGTGGCGCCAGCGGACCCTCGACGCCTCGGGCCGGTCGGAGTTCAACGCGAACAGCCCGTTGCAGATTCGGTCGCTCATCTTCGACTCATGGAAGATGACGCCCGCCGAGTACACGAAGAGCGGCGACCCTTCGACCGCTGACGACTCCCTGCGGCTCATGCGGACGCAGAACTCGGGCGACAAGCGGTTCGTCACGTTCGTCGATGCGCTGCGCCGCTACCGTCGCGCTGCGAAGGAGTTCGGCACCTACCTCAAGCGAATGGTTCCCTACGGCCAGCCGGTCAACGGCGTGCGCTTTGAGAGCGACGAGGAGCAGAACGAGGCGGCTCGCGGCCTCATCATGGCGGACGGTCGAGTGCGCCCCGACTACAACGCCCACGGGACCACCAGCGGGCGCCTGTCGTCATCGAATCCGAATGCTCAGAACTGGCCGAAGCACCTGCGCGGCATGGTCATCGCGCAGCCCGGATGCGTCCTCGTCGGCGCAGACGCGGACCAGTTGGAACTTCGGATCATCACCGCCGTGGCGCAGATCGCCGTGTACCTTGAGGCGTTCGCCCAGGGCAAAGACCCGCACGCGATGACGGCCTCGCTCATGTTCGGCAAGGCGTTCGACGTACTGGAGCCGAAGAGCGACCAGTGGGACAAGCTTCGCAAGATCGCGAAGGGCATCAAGTACGCCTCGTTCTACGGCAGCGGCGACGAGACCGTTCACGGGCTGGTGACGAGCGCCGAGGACGAGCAGGGCAACCTGATGTACCCCGACCTCTCGGTGCGCGAGATATCGACGCTGCGGCGCCGGTGGCTCGACGGCATTCCTGAGCTTCCGCGCTGGTGGGACGACTGCCTCGACGAGTACCGCAACAGCGGCTTCATCCTTGACCCCGTGTGGCTTCGTCGGCGCGACTTCCTCGACGGCGAGAAGTTCAACGAGATCGTCAACTTCCCCATTCAGTCGGCGGGCAGCGCCATCATCCACGACAGCACGTTCGACCTGCTGAAGGTGATCCCGTTCGGCAAGTGGGGCAAGGGGACCGGCCTCATCGCACAGGTGCATGACGCGCTGTACGTCGAGGCGCCGTGTCCGCATCCGCAGTATGAGGTGCCGAAGCTCGCGAACGGCAAGCCCGACGAAAAACAGCGCGAGTTCGGCTGGTGTCCCATCGGATGCACCTGCGAGGCCAACTGGTCTGCGCGAGAGATTGAGAAGGCGATGAATCGCAGCATTCCCGGCCTCGACGGCGTGCCGTTCAAGGCCAAGGCGAAGATCGGAGCGAGGTGGAGCGATGTCTGAGCCGAAGCTGGACGAAGAGATGAAGGCCGAGATTCGGGCGCTGTCGCCCGCCGTTCGCGCCACGTTGCACGAATGGTTCACCAGCCACCCGCACTACACAGACCTCATCGCATTCCTCGACACACTGAAGGAGGAGTTGAACTGATGCGCTACTTGAGCGTGTGCAGCGGCGTAGAGGCCGCGAGCGTTGCGTGGGAGCCGCTGGGCTGGACGCCGGTCGGCTTCAGCGAAATCGAACCTTTTCCGAGCGCGGTCCTCGCGCATCGTTTCCCGCAGGTGAAGAACTATGGCGACCTCACGCGCTACAAAGAATGGGACATCGAACCCGGCTCAGTTGACCTTCTTGTCGGAGGCACTCCCTGTCAGTCCTTCTCCGTCGCGGGCCTCCGCAAAGGGCTTGAAGACCCCCGAGGAAACCTCGCGCTCACGTTCCTCGCGCTCGCGGACCACCTCAAGGTCAAGTGGCTCTTGTGGGAAAACGTCCCCGGCGTCCTGTCGTCGGGAGGCGGACGGGACTTTGGTTCCTTCCTCGGGGCGCTGGGAGAACTCGGGTTCAAGTGGGCCTATCGAACCCTGGACGCGCAGAGCGTCGGAGGCTGTTCTCTGCATGGAGACCCTCGCGGACGGGGGCCGGTGCCTCAACGTCGCAGGCGGGTCTTCGTTGTCGCGCATCTTGGAGACGGGGCCAATCCCGCCGAGGTTCTTTTTGAGTCCGAAAGCCTGCGCGGGGATACTGCGAAGGGCGACGAAGCGCGGGGTCACGCTCCCCGAGGTGCTGGAGCGCGCGCTGCGGGCGGTGGCGACTTCGGGCGGGTAGCACAGACGCTCAACAGCAGGGACTACAAGGGGCCGTCGTGCGGGCGCGACGGCATCGTGGGGAACCCCATCGTCGTCACGGCGACAGACCCTGCGACCGGCCTCACTCGCGAGGTGGTCCGAAAGCTCACGCCCTGCGAGTACGAGCAGCTTCAAGGCTTCCCCAAGGGGTGGACCGACATCCCGTGGCGCCGCAAGCCGACCGCGCCGGATGGGCTGCGGTACAAGACGATGGGGAACTCGATGGCGGTTCCCGTGATGCGCCGTATCGGAGAGCGCATTGCGACGGTGTCGGCACTTGCCGTGAATGCCGACGAGCAGTAGACAGGTGTCAGCGCACCACCGCGCCGACAAGGGGACAGCATGGAACGCGCCTTCTTCGCGCATCCGAAGTCGTGGGACGACGAACGCATCGACGGCTTCGTCGCCGCACTCCGCACCGCTCTGCCTGGCGTCGAGGTCACTACTGGCCGCGACGACTACGCCTCGAACATCGCGAGCGAGGGCCACATCAACGCTTGGATTCGCAGCGTCACCCGCCGCCGCGACGTAGACACGGGGCGCCGGTTCTACTCGCTCGTCGTCGTCCCCGAGGAGCGCGTAGGCAAGGCCACGTCGGCCATCGTCGGAGAGGCCATCGCCGCGAGCGTGCCGGTCGTCTTCGCAGAACTGGACGGCGACGGCACCAGCGTTCAGCACGGCACCGCCGTCCGAGCCATCGAGGTCGTGGACGCCGAGGACTACTTCACCGGCTGGCGCTGCGTCCTCTGACACTTGACTTGACAGGTGTCAGAGCGGTACAGCAGCCACAGGAGGAACGATGTCGGATCGAAAGACCATGCAGCACGTTGTGCTTCAGCAGAGGGCCGAAGAGGCCAGCGCACTCATCGCGAGGCTTCTCGGAGCAGGAGTCACGCCCGCGCAGATAGGCGAGAAGGCGCAGGTATCTGAGCGCACCGTCTACCGCTGGTGGAAGGAAGGCCACGCGCCGCATCCGCTCATGCTGGACGGCCTTCGCCGCTTCGCTGTCGAACGCGGCGTCTGATTCAACGCACGGCCCTCCACCACCGCTCTCGGAGGGAGACCACCAACCGCGCTCACGGGCGCAACGCAAGGGGAACCCATGTACATCAAGCACGTTCGCACCAACGTGAAGGTAGGCGCCGACATCGAGATCGGGCCGAAGACGCTGCTCGTCGGCCCCAACGGCTCGGGCAAGTCCACGGTCATCAACGCCATCGAACTCGCGCTCACGGGGCGCGTGTCGGACATCGCGGGCCGCGAGGATGTCGCCCGCGAGGCCGACGTCATGCAGCTTGCGCCCGCCGGTCAGAACCTCCTCGCGGAGGTCACGTTCGACACCGGCGAGGGCGCGTCCTACATGGTCGAAGGCTCGACCGCGAAAGCGAAGAAGGCGGTCGCTGTTCGTCCGCGCACGCTCGACATCGACAGCGTCCTGCCCATTCGCACGCTGAAGGAGGCGCTCCTCGGGTCGCCGGTGACGGCGCGGAAGTTCCTGCTCGGCAAGGTCGCCGGTGCGGTCACCCGCGCTGACATCGCCGCGCTCCTGCCCGAGGCGGTCGTTCCTCTGTGGCAGACGGCGCTCGCTTCTCAGCCCTCGGCCCTGTCGGCCCCGGACGCCCTCGTCGCCGTCTTGGAAATGTCGGGCAAGCAGCAGCGCGAGTCGAACGCGAACGCGAAGACGCAGCGGGAGGCGGCGAAGCTCGTCGGAGGTGGCCGCGCCGCTCCTCCGACTGCGGCGCAGGTGGCCGAGGTCGCAAAGATTGTGCAGGAGGCCCGCGAGACCTATCAGCGGGCCATTGCCGCCGAGGGCGCGTTCGACCGACTCAAGGGAACCAGTGACCGCCTGACCGCCGCCGTCACCGCCGCGCAACAGGCCGTCGAGGCGCACGCCTTCGCGCAGGGGGAGCTTGCGAACCTGCCCGAGGTCACGCCGGTCCACCCGGTCCTGACGCACGTTTGCGAGGTGCTGAAGGTCGCCGTGGCGGCGGGCGAGTGCCTCGTCTGCGGTGTCGGCAAGCCGTCCGCGTCGGACCTCGCAGCGGTCGAGGGGGCCATCGCCGCGTCACAGGCCGCAGGTGTCGAGCGGCGCGGTGTCGAGCAGTGTGTCACCGGCCTTCGCATCGCCGCCGAGAGGGCCATCGGCACGGTGCAGACGCTGGAGCGCGAGGTCGAGGCGCTCGGGGCCGCGTCGGACCCGCTGGGCTTCACCGCCGCCGATGCGAAGGCCGACCTCGACAAGCTGGAGACCTCGTTCCTCGACTACAAGGCCACCGCCGATGCGTGGACCAAGGTGAAGGGCGCCGAGAGCGCCGCCCTGGAGGCCGAGGCTGCGGCAGAACGCTGGTCCGCGCTCAAGGGGGCGTGCGAGGAGGCGGTCGCCATCGTTCTCGACAAGGCGCTCGCCGCGTTCGTCGCGAAGGTGCAGAGCCACCTGCCGAAGGGCGACACGTTCGACCTGCGGCTGAAGGACGGGGAGCGTGAGGTGGTCCAGTTCGGCCTCGTTCGCGACGGGCGCATCCACACGGCTCTGAGCGGTGCCGAGTGGGCGCGTGTCATGGCCGCGATGGCTTCTGCCACTGCCGGTGACGGCTTCGCGGTCCTCATTCCCGAGGAGCGTGCGTTCGACGCGCACACGCTGACCGCCGTCCTGCGGGCCTTCGCAGACGTTCCCCAGCAGGTCGTCCTCGCCTCGCCGGTGGCGCCTGCGGGACGTCTGCCGAAGGGCTGGACCATCGTGCAGACGGCGTCCAGGTCGGCGCCCGAGGAGACCGTGACCGACGCGGCGTAGGCCATCGGGCCACCGTTCGACCCCCGTGACCCCCCCTCTCGTCCACCGTGGCGGCAGGGGGGGTCTCTTTTCTCCCCCTATGCACGCCGCCGTACCCCCTGTGCATGGGCCGGTACCGACGCAGAACAGCTTGAAAACACGGTGTTTCGGGGCCATGCCACTTTTCTTTTGACACCTGTCAACGGGGTCGGATAGGGTTCGTTTCACGGTCGGGAACCCCACTCCCCCCGACCCGACAGGAGCCTCCGATG